CCTTCGTGGATGTATTCATCAGGATGGACCCGAACGACGTGGCAGAGATAACTCGTGCCAAATCAGTTGGCTTGTCAAAGACTCCGTTTGCTTGAGAAATCGTTGCACGCTTGATGAAAACAGATAGGTCCTCCTCAATACGCTTGGTTGTAGACTTGTCTGACTTCGGGTCTGCATTACGCAGACGTACAATCTTAGATCGGTCAAGGTTGCCAAACAAATCGTTGTAGATGTTCATCTGGGCTACCTGAGCAAAGTTGTTGAAGACAGCGGGCGTAACGAATCCACGCTGGTCTTTGTTCACCAGATCCTTGAGCGCAGAATATACTCGGTTTACACTTGCCATTATTTGTATTCTGTAGTTAAGTACAAAAGTACTCAAAAAAGAAAGGGCCCCATTTCTGGAGCCCAATCAAACCAACCAATCAATCGTCTATGAAACAACCGATGGGCAAATATACATTACATTTCTAACTTTTCCAACTCTTGCTTCAAAGTTTCGTATGTCTGTGCACCTTTTTCAGTCATACAGAACTGGGTCATAACGCTGACAGTATCCTGTCCTACAGGCGTTGCAACAATCAAACGGTTGCTGTCAAACCAGAACATTCCGTCCTGACGTGCCATAAGGATTTGGAAGTCAACAGCTTTCTTAACTGTTGCGCGGGCTGCAACGGTTGGGTTGTCAAACAGCTCGATAAACTTCTTTGGATTAGCCTTAGCCTCAAGCAGAAGCTCACGCTTGATCTCAGCATTCTTCTGGTTAGTGTCAACACCAAGATAGATAGCCACAGGCATCAACTCGTCAATGGTCTTGTTTCGTACTAGACCGATAGCGTCGTGAAGGATGAACTCACTATTGATGTCAACCTCAGCCTTGTGTTCGGTGTTAACCTCTTCAAACAAACCACCTCCGTTAGCTTTATTTCCGGGATGCATTTCTAAGAAGTGCATAAGGGTTGGTTCGCTTGGCTGAACCATAAGCAATCCGTTCTCAAACACTACGTGCTTACGAACAGCAAGATTGCTCTGCTCGTCAGCAAAGATAGATGGTTCGTTTGGACAGTAGCGAATCTGGCGGTTCGTGTTGGTCTCAGGATCGTAGATGATAGCCTCAGACTTAATCGTGGCAATAATGCCACCACCTTTCGGTATGCTAAAGATTTTAGTCTTACGTTCCGTAGGTTTTTCCGCTTTAGGAGCTGCGGTTGCTCGTGTTGCTGGACGTGCCATTGTTAAATAGAATTATGTTAATAACTTATGCAAAATTAGCTGTTGTTTCAATGCAAAATTTTAGCAATAAAAAAGGGGGCCGAAGCCCCCTCTATTACTCAAGCAACCTAGATTACTTGCTGAGCAACACGTGCTGGTTGGCAGCGCGAGTTACAAGAGCGAACTCAGAACGGTAGTTGAACTGAAGGGCGTCCGTGTTGGTGTTGGTTACACCAAGGATAGAACCCGTCATCCAGTGCTCCATTTCGCGGCTGTATCCGTTGGTAGCCTTGTAGTTGAGCTCCAAAGCAGGAGACTTCTCTCCAGTGCGAGGATCAGCAACCTTAGTCAACGGAATCATAACACCTTGGAAAGAACTTCCGGCCAACAAAGTTGGGTCGTTGAGAAGCTTCCAGCTGTGCTTGTGGAACGTGTAGCTACCACGCATAAACGAAGAGAAGCCAAGCTTCACCATATCAGCAGCGTTAGCAAACTGACCGAATTGCGTAGTAACACCAGCAGTGATGTTAGCAGCCGTAGACGTACCTTGAGCGATTAAATCGTCAATGGCGAGGTCTTGAAGGCGGTTAACGTACATAGCGTACTCAGGCATAGAACCTTGCTTGTCGAGGGCAGTGATGATAGCATCAAGCTCGTCAAGGCTAGCGATAGCAGCGGTACTTACAGCACCAGAGTTAACTACGATACCACGGTCTTGGATAGCAGAGAAGTAACCTTCAGAACCAGCGATAGAACCGAGATCAGTCAATCCAGTGTTAGAAACCTCTTCGCCCAACAACATCATCATCTCACGCTTGTCGAGGAAGCGCTGACGAGTGTCGTTCTCAGACTTGATGAACCAGCGGTAGTCGCCGTTACCCAAGTTGATCCAGCCGATGTTGGTAGCCTGTGAACCAGTAACCTTGTAAACCTCTTTCAAGATTTGGTAAGGGTTGGTGCGCTTAACAACGTTAGACTCGAGGTAGCCAGTGTTCTGGTCAGTTCCTTGAGCAAACATATTACCAACGATTGGGAAGTTAGCTGAAGCAGCGGCAGCAGAAGCGCTCAAGCCAGCAGAGCTAAGAGCAACAGCAGTTGCAGCAGCAGTAGCAGTCTGAGAGAACTCACCAGCAGAAACAGCAGTGATGATGAAGCGGTCAACACCGCCAACCAAGATCACGTCGTTTACACGCAGGTACTTCTGAGCAGCAGCCTTGGCAGCACCAGTAGCGCTGGTAGCAGCAGAGGCAAGGTTAAGAACGATAGACGTGGCGCCGGCGGCAGCAGAAGCAGCAGGGGTAGCTACCTGAAGCTGGTGCAGACGGGTCTCCTCCCAGTACTGAACCTCGTCAGCAACACCATTAGACTTCACAGCTCCTACCATCTGGAGGAAGCCAGTGATGCCTTGGTTGCCGTAGGTCTTAACGAGAAGGTCACGGTTGTCGGGCTTGTTTACTTGATTGATGAAATCACCAAGTGAAACGTATTTAGTCGGGTCTAACCGACGGAAGCTGTTGGGTGAAAAATCCAACGGCGTAGATGCAGTTGATGCCATTTTATTTGTTATTTAGGCGTTTAGATTTTGAGACGAAGACCGTCATTGCTGTTCAGATAGTTAAAGATCTGGGCAGCGACGGAATCAGCATTTTTCGACTCAGCGACACGAGGAGATGTTACATCCACGTTAGCAGCCTTTTCTACGAGGTTGCGCTGTCCATCACTAAGACCTTGTTTGTAGATAGCACTGGCAATTTCGTCAATGTTATCGATCAAGGCTCGGTGAGCGTTCAGCGTCTCGAAGTCCCAGCTTCCGCTTTGGTCTACATACTGATCGAAGAACTCGTCAAGACGAGCGTTCTTATCCTTCAAGCTCGACTTATACTGGTCGTTGAGACCGAAGTTGAACTCCTGACCATTAAGGTCAAAAGTCAATGCTTCAAGAGCATCTACTTCTTGGCTCATCGTGCGAACCCAGTTTTCGTCAATAGGACTTTGAACCTCGTACTCTTCGGGTTCCTCTTGCTTCACAGGTATACGATAGTTCTCGCGTAACGTCTCGATGTCCCGTTTAGCTTTATCCGCATCAATCTTCAATTGAATCTTAGCCAGTCGAATCTCGTCGTCGCTGTAGATGTCCTCGTCAACTTTGTACTTGGACGCAACTAAGAGATGGATGTCTTCGCTTGAGAGATTGGGGTAGTCAACCGCAAGCTGCATTTTAACAGCACTCAGGTCGTCCATTTCGGACGGATTGACGGACTGGTATTCAAACCAGTCATACGGATCACGTCCCGTTTCCTCTACGAAGTCAGCGATGGCTTTAACTCGCTCGTCAATCGATGGGGTTTGTTGAGCTTCAAGAAACGCAGCAAGCTGTTCGAGGCTATCAAGAGATACGCCTAGCCTTTCACTGACGTAGCTGGTGATTGCAGCCTCAAACTCCTGCTCCGACATCTCGGGCTCGGGGTTAGTATATAAAGAACTTTGATCCATTACAAGATCAGGTTGTGCTTCCGGCTCTGTGGTTGCTTGGATTTGCTGTTCTACAGCAGGTTCGGGCGTTGGTTCTAGCGTGGGCTCGTTTTCGATGCCTGAGAAGTCCAGAACTTCAGATCCCTGAGGTGGTTCAAAACTCGGGGCGTCTAGCGACGTACCCTCGGGAACCTCTCCACTGGTTACCTCAAATCCCATTGCTCCAAGAGCGTTTTCAATGTCTGTGCTCATACGAATTAAATTTTAATTACACAAGCAAAATTACTGCAAATTACTATTGCATATTTTGCAAGTATATCGTATGAGGCTACTTACGAAACTTGGCTATTTGCCCATCCGACACTATGACCTGCTCTGTCATATCTATCTGAAGCGAAGCGCTATCAGATTGAGTAATATCAACACCAATATCCCTTGCGGCCTGTTCTAATTGGTTCTCGATTTTACTTATAACAAAAAATTTTATTCAATACTTGACAAAGTCACAAAAGATTTCGTATACTTGTATCGGTCTAACCTTTCAACAAACTTTAATATATGAAGACTCTATTTTTTTCCGTTGCGGTAGCGACCGCATCATTCGTCGGATTTGCGCCGGAGAAACCCGAAGCAATCAAGAACTTGGATGCTAAACATCGTGAGTTTGAATGGGTCAACCCAGAGACAAACGAGACAGTTGTGTCAGATGCTTGGGAGTTCTCTCCGAATCAGACTTGTGAGATTATGCACATTATCCTTGCAAATGACACCGCTTGGTTCTTTGAGCAGGATTCTAATATGTTCATTGTATACTGGAGCCCCGACGTGACAGTTCAATCTGCATACAGCAAAAAAGGACTGGTAAACCACTGGGTCTACGAGTCCGAAAGTTTTGAATAGAGAAGGGGGCATTTGCCCCCTTTCTTATTTCAAATCACGCATTGAGCGCTTAAGAGCTCTGTAAAGCTCAGAAGGTGCATTAACAAACGCTTCGCCAACCATTCCAGCTGCACCAGCGTAGTCACCAGATTGAATTTTACTGCCGAAAGATTCTCCCTCTGTTAGAGGTGGGCGAGTTTGAGTCTTAGCAGCGCCAGTTGATTTAGCAGCGGGCTTTGACGGCGGCTTAGCAGCTGGAGTAGCGGGCTTCTTACTAGGAATTCCGTCGTAAATCTTTTGACCGTGGATACCCAAGGTGTATGTTCCTGTGGCATCTTTGTACACCTTCTTCTTGGGGGTCGTCTGCCCACCGTTTTCGTAGATTTTTCTTTTGGCTTTCATCGTTTTGTAAGTTTAAGGCAAAGATAAAAAATAAAACAATTAGTTTCCACAGATATCGCAATCCTCAGGACGGGCAAAACTTATACCATCTCCCGTCTTCGCCGAATCTAACGCCATCTGGAACATCTAGCTTAAGTCGTGTGAGGCTACTTGCGAAACTTGGCTGTTTTCTTTGCGATTGATTTGGGCTGGGCTACGAACTGCTTGCCCTTTGCTGTGCCCTCGCGCTTTGCGCGTGTTGTTGCAGCGTACTCCGCTGACGATAAAGATTTTATGGCTTTCTCTGGAAGGTAACGCTCTCCAGTCTCTGACGATGGCTTACCACTTTTTGTGCGCCAGTTTTGCTTTGTCCACTCAGAAAGTGATGTAGACTTCTTAGGCCCTTCGTATTTTCCTCCTGCCTTCTTGTATAATGAAACAGCTAATTGCATAGCTCTTGCTGAGTGCTTTCCACCCATCTTAGCTTTTGCCTGAGCTTTAGTTTTCTCCCACAGCTCTGGGTTCTTTTTCTTTGCTGTTGCCATTACAGTCCACGTGTATACTTCTGCGACTTAGGTGGCATCTTCTTGTCACCACTAGGGCCAGACCAAAATGCTTTATCAGCCCAATATGCAGCGCTCATTTTTCCTTTGGCTATGTTCTTGGCGTGGCGAGTCTTGAATGCCTTACGAGCCTCTGGGCTGTAGTTGTGGCCCATCTTCTGATCTCCAAAGCGAATCAATCGAACCTTGTCTCCAACCTTTGCAAGAACAATACCTTTCTTAGTTGGGTGAGAAGGAGTCTTCTTTGGCTTGTTTACGCCAGATAACCCGTGCTTCTTTAGCAAGTTCTTTACTCGATCGTTCATAGCCCCTTAAGCATTTGAATCATCTCCGGCTGTGGGAAGATGTCAATCTTATCCTTACGGACAGAGTTGTGGGTGTACACACCAGCAACACCTTTAAGGGCATCGGTAGACACGCTCCACATATCTTCCTCACGGTAGTCCAATGGAATGCCGTAAATCTCGTTCCAGTACTTTAACAGATTCTCAACGCTGCGGATCTGCTCATCGGTGTACCTATGAAAGTGAATGTGTTTCTTGTATGGCTCATCAAGCGTACATACGTCCTCTTTGGCAACCTCTCGGTTTACGTAGTTGTAGTACTTTCCGTTGCGCTCATCAAGCTGTCCCCAAGCACAGATCTCGATGCCAATGCTGATCTTGTCCAAGGCGATGTATGGAACGTCATACGCCTCAAAGATGTCTCTCTTTGCTCCGAGGTGGTACGCCCAGTACTTTGAGCTAAACCCTTGTACAATCTTACCATCGCCTTCCTTGGCTCCCTTTCCGCTGATGCATACGCAGGTGGCAATGCGACCACGAGAGTCGGCATCCCAACCTTTAAACGTAGCAATACCGCTAGCATTGCCAGCAGTGTGGTGTAGGTAAATCTGCTTTTTCTTTGTCTCCTCTTTAACGTATTCGCTGTCTGGAAACTGAACCTGTAGGATGTCTTTCAAGAAACTCATTTGCTTTTGATAAAGTATTTGTAGTGAAATATTACAGCCCAAGTAAGGATAAGTGCTAGACCTGTGGCCCTCATCATTTGAATCACGTTTGGCTGCGGGAATAGAAGCATCGTGAGAAACGCACCAGTGGTAAACATAGCAAGTCCAAGCTTAAGGCTCCAGTGTCCAATAAAGTTCCACTTGTGTACCGCACTTGAGGCCCTTCCGTACAACATAAGAAAGAATGTCATACCAGCCATCGTGAGTACGAGGTTCACTATGGCAAAGGCTAGTTTCATTTTTTAGAGAACCATTTCTCGTAAACGAACTCAACAACCTTAAGGCCACCGAATCCGATAACGAATGCTACACCATACTGGAGGCTATCCGTCTGTAGGTTGAATGTGTCGATTACTACTGGCGTCAAATAGTTGGCGCTCATTGTTCCACCAATTACAGAAAATACTTGCTCTCTAAGGTTCTGTTCTCTCTGCTTGCCAACAAGCATTAAACTTCCGAAGAATCCGCTCACTGCGAGTCCAACATTCATTCCGATGCTCATCAAAAAGTCTTTCATTTTTTAGCGAACTTTTCTATCGCTGTTCCGAAGAACATAGCGATTGTTATATACTCTACGGCTTCAACGAGCTCCTTGCTCGGTGCGACATCTTTAGGAGAGAAGCTGTTGGCTATCATAGTGGCGAATAATACAAGTGCTCCAAGTATGCCAATGACACGCTTAGATGAAACTTCATCGCCAACACCAACCAGTTTAGTCATCCACTCCTTCACGTCTACAAAGTTAGACCAAAAAGAAAAGCCCCATTTTAGGGGCTTTCAGAGAGGTTTTGGTTAGTTACGCTGTGAAGTAAGTACCTGATAATATTAGAATTCCAGTTGCTACATAGGCAACACTTCCTCGTGCAGCACCACCGCCAACTGGCAGTTCCATTAGCACAATTGAAGAGCTAGATGGCACACCCTCTGCTGCAATAACAGTGTTTGCAGAGTATGCAAACTTAGCTTCAGAGATAGAGCAGGATGGCATAGTGATGCCAGCACCTGCGTCTAGGATTGCAAACGGAAGGCCACTAACTAAAAGATCTCCAGTTCCTGTTCCATTGGCCCAGTCAAGATAGATTTGGAAGTGTACCACACGACCAATCTTTGTGTACGCTCCATTGGCAATGCTGTAGGTTGCAGAACCATCTGTTGTCCCACCAGCTACAGCTGGAGTGAACGTGCCTTCTTCGTAGTCGTCAAGCGTATTTGCTGGAGCCGTATCGGTTCCAAACATAATACCATCTGACGCACGAATAGATCCGCTAACATCAAGAGCCTTTGCTGGAGAGGTTGTCCCAATACCAACAGCTGTTGTGCTAATGGCAAGCACTGAGTCGTTTCCAGCGCCGTCGCTGAGGTACTTTGCTGATGAAGAAACAATAGACGTATCTGACGTCTTGATAAGGCCCTCGTAGGTGTCCTTAATCGCAGTATTGATTAGTGAAGATCCCATATTATTGATTCCAGTTGTTGTACGTTAGATTCCAGTCTGATGCTGTTGTGTTCCACAGGTATGTGGGCAATACCCCACCAGCTAGCAGGGCAGCACGACGAAAGATTTGTAGGCCAAGTCCTAGCATTATGCAATGTATGCTAACACGCTTCCGCTTGCTACGGATACGGAGGTGAACAAACCATAGATGGCGGTACCAGCCAGAACAGCTTGAGAGCTCAGGCTGTCTCCATTTACTGAGGTGACAGATACGGTGGTATCCTCAAGGGCATAGACCACACGGTACTGCTCTCCTGATGTTCCTGTCTGACCTGTTGCGATCTTACGGAATCCAAACTGACCGAACGATGCCAATTGGTAGTTTGCTGGGTTGTTGATGTTTGAATAGCCCACGGCTGAAAGTTTTAAGTGTTAAGGCAAAACGCATCACAAAGGTATGGATAAAAGAAAAGCCCCTTGCGGGGCTTGACTTTAGGTAAGGCTCTGCCTTGTTATTCTACAACCTCTGCTCCAGTTGCAGGGGTGAACTCTCCAGTCTCGAGGTCGACGTTGCCGTCTCCGTGAGCCTGTTGGATAGCGTCGGTGGCTTCCTTGATTTTAGCCTGCTGCTCTTCGTATGCCTTAAGCAAGGCGTCCTTACGAAGCTCAGCGAGGGCGATTACACCTAGTTCCATTTGGATGGCCTGAATGTTCTTCTGGGCTTCCTTTACTGCATCTAGCAGCTCTTGATTGACTTTCGCCATTTTAATTGAAGTTTAGAGTTAGTGAATTTATTAAGCTACCGGAGTTGGGGGCACTGGGGCTGGGTCTCCGATGACAAGGGTAATGCTTGTTGGGTTGATTTGGCTGTTGAGCTGAGAGGCGACAGAGGCTTCTAGTTCAGCAACACGCTCTTCTCCCATTGCAGCGGTGCACCATCCGGTGGCAATCTCGTTGGTGAGCTCGTCGAAGGGAACGAAGGTGGCTGGGTCGATGTCGTCGGCAGCAACCATCTGCGTACCGATAACGGTTGAGGTGTACTTCTTTGACTCAACCTCTTCGGTTCCAGTTAAGCGCCAGTGGATGTTGTACACAACGTCTGTGAGCTCTGTTCCCTGCTCGTCTTTGGTTGGGTAGCAGTCTACAGTGCGGCAATCCCAAGTGTATGTAATCATAATTTCTAATAGCTAATTAGTGAGACAAATATACAAACTATT